ACAGGCAAATGTGAAAAAGGTGACTTAATGGTACATGACGGACAAGGTGGAGCCACTGCTTGGTATCATGTTGCTACTATTATGCAACCAGGCGTAGTAATAGGTAAGGCTATAGCAGACAAAGATAACTCTGAATTATCTATTATTGAGATCGCAGTCGGTCGTCTATAAACCACAAAATTTTCAACTAATCATAAATACATTTGATTGTTCTCGTTTATCGAAAACTCAATAAACAATCTCATGCGGTGCATATTCCCACCGAACGTGTGACCTAGAACGTCTTAACTAATTCTTTAGGAGAAAAATAAAATGGCGAATAAATTAAAAATAGCAAAGGTTTCAGCCTTAAAGGTACTATCCGATACGACTGCAACCACAAACGTAATCACAGTAGATTCTACAACTAACTTAACATCAGGCGACCGATTCATGGTTGCATCAACTGTTGGTGGGTTAACTGCAGGAACTACATATTTTGTAAACGAAGTTCTTAACGCAACTACTTTTACAGCATTAAATTCTAGTACTTCAGTACAACCTCAAGTATCACCAACATTGACAACTACAACAGGTGGTAGTGTTAAAGTAAGTTTTAACCAAGTTGATGAAGGATATCCATCAGACACACCACAAGACATGGGCGTAGTCGGTGGAGATACAGGACAACAAGGTAAACAGTTAACTGCATTTGGTGCAATTGCTGTAGCACAACCTGGTAAGTTCTGGTTCAGTACAGCAAGTAATGATGTATACGGTGACAAAGATGCAGACTTCACTACTAACGTATCAGCAGGTGAGCAACTTTCATTCAAAGGTGACAATATACCTTTCACAGTAGGTGCATTAGTTACTGGAGTTCAGTATGTAATCAACAACACTGTTGGTACAACTGCGGCACAATGGATTACAATGGGTGCAACAGGTGCTAACTTAGGTGAAGTATTTATAGCGGCAGCCGCTGGAGCAGGTACTGGTACAGTATCATATGCATCAAACGGCGCTAACGTACCATTAGGTACAGTGAATGCATTAGCAGTAGTGTCAACACCAACAGCAAGTTCAGATGCAGGCACAGACTTAATCACAGTAACTGCAACAGCGGCATTTGATTTAGATGCTCCAATTTACTTTGGCGCAAACATTGGTGGATTGACAGCAGGTACTACTTACTTTGTTAAAACAATTGACAGTGGAACAACTTTCAGTGTTTCAGCAACAAGAGGTGGAGCGGCATTAGCATTAACAACAACAACTGTTGTATCAACTGCTAACATTGAAAAATTAGACTTAGATGCAGTAGCAACATTTACATTAAATGAAAATGCTTCAATTCTTGGTTCTAATGATGAAGCAGTTTACATCAAACGTCAAAAAGGCAAAAGAAAGTACTTAGTAAGCAACGCAGATGGCAGTAGATCAGGTATCTGTACTATGGTCAAAAAAGCACAAGCAGATTTACTTGCAGGTGAAATGAGCATTCAAGGTACATATAGTAATGCGGCGAATTCTTACATGGAATCAATATCTGATGTTAATGGTTTACCATTCACTGATGATAGTGGTACTGACCTTACTAAAGTAACTCAGACTGGATCACAGTCTACGTTTGAAACAATCGCTGGTACGCCACTAGCTGGTTCAACAAAACCAGTAATTGAATTGCCTTCAGCATAATTGAGGCATAGCAGATAATGGCACAAAGTAACGCACAAAAGCAATTGCAACAGTATGATACTGACATTGCTGTACTTAAAGTCGAGTTTAAAAACCTCGACACTAAGTTCGATACTGCCCTTGAAGACGTTAAAGCAGACATTAAAGTTAATTCTGATTTGATAAAAGAAGGCAATGCGTCAACTCACAAGATGCTGAATGATTTTCAAAAATCAAATCAAGCATCACACGATGAAATGGCTGTTAAAATTACAGCCCTAGAACGTTGGAGATGGATGCTTATGGGTGCAGGTTTAGTATTAGGTTCTGTAGGATATTCATTAATAGAATTTTGGATGTCTCATTAAAGTAATCTAAAAGTTAAGAAGGGGTGCTAGTCACCCTTTCTTTTTGGATTAAATAAGAGATATGGAAGATACTGAATGGAAATTAAGATGCGATCTCGCCGCTTGCCATCACCTATTTCATCATTTCGGCTGGACAGATGTAATCTTTACTCATTTAAGTGTTCGGCTGCCTCAAAATAAAAATCATTACTTGACTACTCCTTATGGCTTAATGTTTGATGAGGTAACTGCGTCTAATCTTGTTAAGGTCGATTTCGATGGAAAAATCTTAGCAGGAGAATCTTATATGGATGCAGGACATGCAATTCATACAGCAATAATGAAAACTAGACAAGATGTGAATTGTACTTTGCACTCACATACCCGTGCGGGGATTGCAGTTTCATGTATGACAGAAGGACTGATGAACTTGTCACAACAATCAGGAGAAATACAAGACAAGATAAACTATTACGATTACCATTTACTCGAGGATCCGAATACAGCGGCATGCGCCAGATTAGGAAGAGATATTGGCAATAAACCTTTACTGATCATGCGAAATCATGGCTTACTATCAGCAGCCAATAATATTCCAGAGGCTCTTTATAACCTCTATGTCCTTGAGAACGCCTGCAAAATTCAAGTGGATGTTCTGCGTACTGGTGCAGAACTATCAGTTCCTCCTAAATCAGAATGGGATAAACTAGCAAAAATTAATGTCTCACCAACAAATGATGTAGCAGAACATGTAAACTTATTTTGGACTGCATTACTGAGAATGCTAGATCGAAATGGTGTTAATTACTCTTCCTGAGACCTCGTATATCGTCATATAAACAGACTTAATACAAAACATCTATGTGTATAGATATCACAATTACGTGTCTTAGAACGTCTCTGAGGGCTTTATATTAACGATTTTTAAGAGTTGCTAACTTTTCTACTACATTATCGATGTTGATAGTAGAATACAATCCAGGATGTAATGGCTTGGGATACTTATCACTTCCAACCCAAGCATACCCAGAATGTTCATCATTTAGAACAGGGGAAAACTCTTCGGGTACTTCACAAAAGAATGTGTGATATGCAAATGTGTTGTTAACAAATTTTTGTATAGGAACTAATTTTAAATCATCGTCCCAATAGTTAATTTCTTCTTGGCATTCTCTTTTTAAACCGTCTAGTAATGTTTCATTCTTTTCAATTTTGCCACCAGGAATAGACCAAGTAGGATTCTTAGATTCATTTCGTAATAGATATAATGATCGATCAGTTGATTTACTGTAGAAGAAAATACCAGCAGATTGATTAATGATAATTGCCATACAGTTATTTAGTAAGAGACAGGGTCGCCCTTAAATAACTATACTGTAATCACCTTCGTTATAATAACCTTCGTATGACTTCATCCATTGAGCGGGCAATCCAGGTTGAACAGAATCAGCAGGAGTTGCAGACCATCTGTATTGAATCTCTGTTGTTAGATTTGTTACGTACTCAAGACCAGCAAGATTAGCACTTGCATCGAAAGAAACAAACCATTGCATAAGAGTTGCATTGAATTGTAAAATATCATTTGTTCCTGCTTCTACAATCGTGTATGCAGTTCCAGTACCGTCTGGTTGAACATTATTCATAGTAAATTTAGTACCTACATTGTTGTCTGGAGCACCATAGAGTCTAAAGTCTGTTGTTCCTATCGTTGCAATTTGATACTTAACAGTAGGCATTAAAGTATTTGCAAGTTGTGATTCAGGCGCAATTGATTTTCCTGTTTGACTACCTATAATTGTTCCCCAAGATGGAGTATCAGATGCAATGTCACTGACTAACAAATATCTAACATTTGGTATCGGCCCTGGTAAACCTGAATTAGGACCTGATATTTGAGGGTTTATAACTGCTGTTACTGGCTCTAAAGTATTTTGTGGTAATGTATCTTCATCAACGTTAAAAATTAAATAACGATCATCAAGAGGATCAACAACAATTGTCCCTACAATTTCTGTATCCATATATGGATTGTCTAATGTAATCTGTGAAATACCTGGACGATATGCACCATACATATTTAATATTGATGACCAATATAAATCGGTATCTGGATTAACAGGTTTTTCTAACGCAAAGTTAGATGGTTGATCTGGTTGATCTTGTGGTAACAACTGTAATGAGTTACCTATAAATAATAATTGATAACCATATGGCGATATCTTTTGTCTTGTACCTAATAACAAATCATCATCTTGCATGTCATCAATAGTTTTACCTTCAAAAATAGAAGTAATAATCTTGTTGATAACACCATACTTTTTAAGTTTAGAAGATGTAGTAATCCACATGGGTAAGTAAAATTTCCATGACATAACATCAATTGGATTACCTGTTCCTTGTGGTATACTACGAGATGAGAACGTAAGTCCATCCTGATATACAATTGTTAATGATGTCCAGTCTACGAAATTGTCTGTACTTTGAATTTCTAATGAAGGATTAAACAATGTTCCCAATTGCTCAATCAATTCTAATTTTTGCTGGTAGTTAGTTGTCCAAAAATCAACTTGTAATCGAAGTGTATATGGAACTGGCATCAACTTCTCAACAGTAAATGCTTGTCCCTGTTCGTCACCGTAATTCTGTGAGCCAGCATCATATTTTCTTTGACGTACATTTTGTTTCTCTACAAAGTAAGGCTCTTGCATACGTTTTTGATCATACTCTAATCCGTTAATAAAATAAGTAATCAAAGGTGCAGAGGGCAGGTTGGATGCCGAGTTGTTCGCAATAATAGTTGCGGCTTGTCTACTAGAGTCACCATATTGAATTGGTACTCTAACTAATATAGGATTGCCGTTAGGATCTTTTCCTGCTGTTACATACCAGTTACTAAAAATCTTAGCAAACTGTAATAAAAATCTTCTTATCTGATTGTCGTAAAAATATTGTGCCATTATGTGCCATCACTCGGTGGGTTGTCATCTGGTGCTAAATTTAATATCGAACTTAATCCTTGTGCCGATGAAACATTGCCACCAGTCTGTTGAACGAAAATATTCGCATCGTTATTTATAAATCCTGAAAGTTGTGAAGTATCTTCAGAAGTATAACCAGTTGTTGTTCTTACATCTTCACTCACTCTCAACCAAAGAGCACCTGACCAACGATATAAAACATTAGGTGTATAATCTATACGCAAGAAATAGTCTCCAACTTGCGGAGATGCAGGGAATGATATGCCTGCTCCTGCGGGTAAACCGTTTGGTGGAGTACCCTCACCACTTAAGTAACCTGATGTGTAACCAAAGTCACGTGGAGTTGATCTTGCTATGTATTGAAAACGAGGATCACAGTCAGCACGATAGTCCATTGTATTCGGACCATAAGGTTCCGTACCTGTGAACCCTGCCGCTGTTGGGTCTTGGTCTGCTGTTGCGTAAGTGTTATCAGCAGTACCATATGGACCTACAACAGGTCCTGAAATATTAACTGTAAGAAGTTTTGTTCCTTCTAATTGTCCTGAACCAGTTGAAGACATCTCTGGTGCTTCAACTGCAATTGATAAGTTTGCTTGTACAAACTTTTCTATCATTGCTTCTAGGTCAATGTTTTGTTCTTTATGTTTAGCCTGCATCACATCAATAACTTCTTTAGGTATTCTTATACCTGATGATTCATACTTGTACTTGTCACTTTTCATTGTAATGACTTCACCAGTTGAACTCAGAGGATTGTTTCCTGGCATCCATGATCGAACATCGACTGGAGGAGCGGGCTGATTTTCTTTATTTGATGGGATACCATTTGCTTCAAAGATACCATAGCCGGGTACAACATATAAATCTGATGTATCGTAACCTGCTTTAGGGACAATACGTGCCGCTTCTTTTAAGTTAGCATCATTGATTCTAAGATTTTCATTGTAACGACCCAAGACATCTTTAAGAGTTCTTCCTGTATCAAGTACCCAATAAGGATCTGGATCAGTTGCACCTGGCTTAGTTCCAGCTGGTACTTCTTGTAATGCAAGATAGTTCTTGTCTCCGAATGTCATTGTATACCCTGCAGGGTATGTTTTGTTTTTATCCCAGTCGCCTAAGTAATTGTCTTTATCAACTGGGTCACGTAAAATATCTGCAAACTCTTGGCTGTCTACTAGTTTCTCACACTTGATACGCCATAGATGAGGATACCAATCGATTGCAAATCCTTCACTTCCAAAGTTAGCATCAGTAATTTGATAAAATCTTTTAAGTGCTGTTGGAAATTCAGTTGCGTTGTCGTTTAATGGGTTGTAGTCTAATAAGTGAGGTAGTTCAATAACATCACCAACCATAAGTTTTCTACCTATAATATCAATCATGTCATTATAATGAACATTGATAAAAATAGTATCATTACTTAAGAATAAACCGAACTGACTAAGATCAAAGTCTAAGTTTTGTACAGAGTAATGACCACGTAATCGATAAATATCCTTTTCATATTTTCGATCTCTGTTCTCTAAGAACAGCAAGTCTTGTATGTTTGTAGGGTCCATAGCACTATATTCAGGCTGTGTAAAATCTGCTGAAGGTCCTTGATCCATCGGTCCAGCATACTTGTGAATATATAAATCAGTACCGCCCACAGTCAATTGCTCAGATATATTTCTGTCTAAAAAACGATAATCGTTTTGCTTCTGTTCCCGGTATAAACTTAGTCTTGGCATATATATATTTATCTCAATATAATTGCACAGAGAATTTGGGTAAATAAAAGGTTGAAGTAGAAAATTATTTGATGTATAATGCGAACACTAAGTATGAACATTAAAATGTATAAGGGGTCAAATGGCTAGACGAAAGCAAAAAACAGTTTATCTAACACCTGAACCTAAATGGGAACAGTACAAAAGTATTGTGGATCCTGAGGCACAGGCTAAGGCATTCCAAGACTGTCAATATTTTATACGTACTGAAATTGGCGATAAGAAAAGATTGATGCGGTGCAAGACATGGATCAAAAAAGATTCTGGATGGTCTGATGAAGATGTAGAAATTATTTTACGTAATCCAGATTGGAACTTTAACTCTCTTGCAAACTCAGTTTGGTTTAGTGATAAAGTTGGGTATATGCCCAAACCTCATACTGATCATATCGTAAAGAGCAAAGAAGAATGGCTAGAGAAAGGCGAGAAGATTGCTCAAGTCAAAGAAGAAAAAGCAAAAGACAAACCCAATCGTCCTTCTATACAAGATATAATGAAAGATAAATTGTTAGAGGCTGGTGGAGAGATAGATGGTGTTATGGATCAATTTTTTGAAGACGAGATAAAAATTGATAACAAGTTTAATGCTCAGATTATGAGAATTTTAAACACATTCAATCCATTAGCAAATCATATTCCTCACTTAGTTGAAACTTACGAGAAAGAACAGAAAGAATTTAAAGAAGTAATTGAAGGCACAGACGAACAGTTAGTTGAAGCATACAATCATTTCAATAAAAAGAAACTAAAGCAGACTGTGGTAGCCTATGATACTGTAATTAGTGTTCTAAACTCTTATGCTAGTCTTAAGATTGCGTCTAGGGCTAAACGTAAGACTAAGCCGATCACACCTGAGAAAGCAACACAGAAGTTAAAGTATCAAAAACATTTTGAGTGTGAAGCAACAAAACTAAAACTAGAAAGCATTCGTCCAGCAGAACTGCACTTGTCTAAAGAAGCATGGTGCTATGATACTGCTAAACGAAAACTGCATCACTATATTGCAGATGACATGAGTGGAGAAATGTTTGTTAAAGGAAACACATTGTATGGATTTGACAAGGCTAAGAGTGCAATTAAAACATTGCGTAAACCCAAAGATCAAATAAAAGAAATTATGGGCAGTAAGCCCGCGGCACGTAAATACTTTGATGATATCAAAGCAGTCGGAGTCAAACCAAAAGGTCGTTTCAACGATCAAATGATTATTTTAAAGGCGTTTTAATACATGGCAAATTATATGTTAATTGCGGGGTGTTCTCACGCCGCAGGGTCGGAGATTGATGGGACACTATCAAGTCCAGATAATCGTCAGGCAAGTTTTGGTAATCAATTAGCAAGACTAATAGACCATGAGCCGATTAACATTGCAAGAAACGGTTCTTCTAATAGTGCAATACATCGTAGTGTATTAAATTGGTTTACTCTTAACCAAGACTTAGTACAAAATAAAAATAATAATCTTTTTGTTTTAGTTAACTGGGCAGAGAGTTGTAGAATGGAAGCTCCTGTCCCTCATGCTGTCGGCATTGACCAAGATACATGTGCTGATTGGGCAGACCCATCGTTCTTAGATTCAGTACAAGTTAATGTAATGACTAATCCTCATCAAGTTGCACCACAAGAAAAAGAACAGTTTCTTACAACACAAAGATTTTTAGTTTATTCTGAAATTTATACAGAAATGTTAACTGCCAAAGATGCACTGTCGTTGCAATACTTTTTTAAAGCAGAGGGTATTAGATATCTTATGACTAACTCTGGTATTGCATTTAACAACAGAAACATGAAACATTTAAAACCTTATCTGTCAAAGATAGATGCCAAAAGATATTATATGTATAGAAACAATGAATTTGGATTCTATGAAAAATATAAACAAGCAGGAATGCTTAATCCAAATGCTAAGTACGGACATCACGGAGCAGATGCACACTTATCCAGAGCCACTGACTTAGCCAATTATATTAAACAGAAAAACATTTAGTCTGATAAATACTAGAAATAGGAATATATTAGTATGGCATCAGAACAATTATCAGTCCCAAACGGCGAAAACCTCGAGCAACTTAAAGAGTCTATGTTTGATAACATCCGCTATAGGCTTGGCGACGGCATTGTAGATTTAGAGTTAGATCCAGAGCATTACGAAGCCGCATATAATTATACAGTCAAAACATATAGACAACGTGCAGAAAATTCTGTACAAGAATCTTATACATTATTAACTGTAGACAAAAACCAAGATACTTATACATTGCCATCTGAATTTATTAATGTTCGACAATGTTATCGAAGAACAATTGGTCTTGAAACAGGTCCTGGTGCATCATCATTTGATCCATTCTCATCTGCTATCTTAAACACTTACTTGTTGAACTACAACTATGCAGGTGGATTAGCAACGTATGACTTCTATGCAGGGTATGTAGAACTAGCCGCAAGAATGTTTGGTGGGTTTGTTATATACACATTTGATCCTGTTACTAAAACAATCAGATTTGTTAGAGACTTTAAAGGCTCTGGTGAACAGATTCTTATCTGGGCAGATGTAACACGTCCAGAAACTTCTCTCTTACAAGATCCGGGTATTGCACCTTGGATAGAAGACTTTGTATTAGCAACTGTTACAATCTCTATCGGACAAGCACGTGAGAAATTCTCAACTATTGCAGGTCCTTCTGGTGGCACTGCATTAAACGGTGCGGCAATGAAAGCAGAAGGTATGGCAGGACAAGAGAAAGGTCTCAAAGACCTCAGAGACTACGTAGACTACTCACAACCTCTTACTTGGATACAAGGATAATGAAAGAACGATCAATGCAAGAACTTATGCAATTACTTGAAAACATCTCTGGCAATAAGCCAGATACTATCGATAGTGAAATGGATGCATACTTTGGATCTAAGCCCGGTGTATTAGAAGAAGATGAAATTGCTACATTAGAAGAAGTTATAGAAATGCAAATGAACATGGGTGGCTTTATAAAAAACCTCAAAGAAAATATGGACAATAACTTTGAAGCACTAGCAGATTTACTAAAAGAACAAGCAGAGTTTATGCAAAATTTTGATGAAAGAATTACAAACTTAGAAGAAATTCTATCCAGCGATAGAACAATAAATTAATTATCCAAAAACACTTGACTTTCCCTCTATATTAGTTTATAATAGACTATCTAACTAGAGGAATATCAGATGATTATAGGTGTTACAGGACTTATCAGCAGTGGCAAAGACACAGCCGCAGATTATCTTATTCGATTTCATGGCTTTAAAAAACTAAGTTATGCAGGCCCATTAAAGGACTGTGTATCTGCTATCTTTGGTTGGGATAGAGAAATGCTAGAAGGCACAACTCAATCTAGTAGAGAGTGGCGAGAAGAAGTTGATGAGTGGTGGGCAAAACGATTAAACATGCCTCACTTAACTCCTCGTTGGGTCTTGCAGTATTGGGGAACTGAAGTAGGCAGACGTACATTTCATAACGACATTTGGGTATCATCAGTAGAAAATCAATTGCGTAAGATAGAAGACAATGTTGTTATAACCGATTGTCGATTTAAGAATGAAGTTGATGCAATCAAAAATGCAGGTGGAACGACTGTTAGAGTGAATCGAGGACTAGATCCTGAGTGGTTAGTCGATGCAGTTGACTATAATTACTATCAGAATCCACAAGCACTTGCCAGACTAACTGAACTTGGTGTACATGCTAGTGAATATAGTAGTGTAGGTTTAGACTACGATCATACTGTAGACAACAACGGCACGATTGATGACTTGCATAAACATATGGAATTAATAGTCAACAGTTAAGTCTCCTCTGACCCATACAACTTCTTTTCTTTTTACAACTTCAATACAATTTAAACATATTGTTCTTAGATTTTTAAAGTCTACATTTTGAGGTTGTCCGTCTATGTGATAGACAGTCATTTGACTAGGGTATAAACTTTTAAATCCGCATAAAAAACATGTATCATCTTTTTGATATCCTGCTTTTTGCCAAAGATATACAGGCTTTCTTGTCTTGTTTATTTTACCGCATTGATTGCACATGCTTCTGTAATGACGTTTACCATTCTTAATATAGTTTACAGCACAGACTTTTGTGTTGCAAATTTTACATATTGGTCTAGGTAAACTCATACTAGTATTTATAAAATACCTTCGAAGGTATCTTAATCCGTTGTTTTTTGTAATACATGATAAATAATAGTATGAAAAAACAATCAGGGTGTAACCCTCAAAATCATACAAAAGGAATATTATTATGGCACTAACATCACCAGGCGTAGAAGTAAGCATCATTGACGAAAGCCAATACTTACCAGGCGCAACAGCATCAATCCCGTTCTTCTTGTTAGCAACAGCACAAGACAAAGCGGATCCAACATCAACTGCAACAGCGGCGGCAACAACTTCTGCGAATGCAGGTAAATTATACAGAGTCACTTCTCAACGTGATCTTGTTTCTTTATACGGTAACCCATTCTTTTACACAGCATCAAACGGTACTCCGTTACAAGGCTATGAATTAAATGAATATGGATTACTAGCGGCTTATTCAGCACTTGGTATTAGTAATCAGGTATTTGTTCTTAGAGCAGATGTCGATCTAGCAAGTTTAGTAGGATCAACAGGTCGTCCAACAGGAGCACCAACAGACGGTTCTTTCTGGTTAAACACAACTTCTTCTACATGGGGAATTAATGAGTTTAATAAGACTACTGGAGTATTCACTTCTAAAACACCAATCGTTATCTCTGACTCTACTTTATTGTCAGTAGGTACACCTTTACAATCAGTAGGAAGTATCGGTGACTATGCAGTTGTTGCGATTCCTAATTACAGAAATCCTAACAATGACAATGCACCAACATATTGGTACAAGAATAGTTCTAATACTTGGGTTAGTTTAGAATCTGAGGAGTGGTTTAAAGCATGGCCTGCACTAACAGCGCCTACTTCTAATCCTACTTTGACAGGTGGAGATACTATTAATTTAGTAGTCAACAGCACAAACGTTGCTACTCTTGTAGTTGCGGCGGCACCAAACAATACAATTACTCAACTAGCGGCAGATATAAATGCTCTAGGTTGGGCTTATGTTTCAGCGGCAGTTGTTAATAACAAACTTGAAATTTACTCAGCACAAACAGGCGGAGATCAAGGATCACCTGAATTCCCATTCTTTGTTAGATTGAATGGAGCAACTGGAACAATCTTTACAGATTTAGGATTTACAGGAACTACAGTAACTGGATTTCAACCAAGAACATTTTATGGAACATCTGCTCAACAACCATTATGGCAATCAGGTCAAGCACAACCGGCCGAAACTGGATCTGTATGGCTTCAGGTTAATGGCACAGGATTACAACCAGTAATCTCAGAGTATGATTCAGTTTCAGCATCTTATACTGCTAAAACACCAACTTTTGCAACTTCTGATTGGAGTCAAATCTATTCAGCAGATACAACAGGTGGACAAGCAATACCAGCTGGTAGTGTTTATGCACAATATGGATTTAATGGTGATTATCTTGGATCCCCAGTCTATTACTTCTATAGAGTAGCAACTGGAGCAACAGTAATCAATGGTACAAATACTACACCAGACTTTACTGCAGGACCATATGTAGCAAGAGTTCAAATTTCAACTCCTGGATCACAAACATTAAGCAATCCTTACACATTTAACTTAGGTGATGCTACAGATGCATCTGACTTTGTAACTGCATGGTCAGCGGCAAACATACCTTACACAAGTGCATCAGTTAATGATGATGGATCAATTCAATTACAACACACTTCAGGTGGAGTTATAGTTTTAGATGATTTTAATAACACAACAGGTGTTTCTCAAGCATTATTTTCACAAGCAGGGTTCACAACAGCAACAGTAGGTTGTAAAAACGGACCATTTAGAGATGATATTACATTTCAACCGACTCAATCTGCAACAACTGGCTCAGGTGCTAGTTTACAAATTTCAGTAACTAATGATTATGGTTACTATGATTTTGATCCAGATGCAGTCGTTGTAGGTGGTAGTGGACACGCAGTAGGTGACGTTGTTACTTTCTTAGGTTCAGACTTAGGCGGTGCTTCACCAGCAAATGATCTAAAAGTTGAAATAACAAGTGTGACAACAGGTGTTGTTACATCTTATACTTTAGCATCAGGAACAGGTGCAGATGCATTCACAACTCAGTTATCTAACTGGAGAGAATTCTCGTTAACAACAACTGGAGCAGATTCATTAACAGCAAATGAAGGTGCACCAACTGCAATACCAACTAACTTTACTAACTGGTTCTATTCATCAACTAATCAAGTAGACATTATGATCAACTATGATGGTAATTGGAAAGGTTATAAGTCACAAGGATATGATTCAAACGGATTACCTAGTCCATCTGTAGCAAATGCAACTGATCCTAAAGGACCACTTGTAAGTGCGACTGAGCCGACTACACAATCTGATGCAACAGCATTAGTATACGGTGATCTTTGGTTAGACACTACAGATTTAGAAACTTACCCAAATCTTTACAGATGGCAGTCAGTTCCAGCAGTAGGTGGCGGTAGTGCTACTGATAAGTGGGTCTTAATCGACAACACTGATCAAACTACACCAGCTGGCATCTTATTTAAAGATGCACGTTGGGCAACTAACGGAACAACTAATCCAGCAAATGATCCGATACCAAGTATTGCGTCATTACTAGCAAGTGATTACTTAGATATTGATTGTCCTTTATCAGCAAATTACCCACAAGGTATGTTGATGTGGAACACAAGACGTAACTCATACAATGTTAAACAGTATCGTGTAAATTACTTTAATGCTGACAGATTCCCAACTGCTTCTTTACCAACACAAAAAGATGCATGGGTAACTGCTTCAGGAGATCAATCAAACGGTGCAATGAACGCAGGTCGTAAAGCACAAAGAGCAATGGTAACTAAAGCATTACGTTCAGCAGTTGACACTAACGTTGCAATTAGAGATGAAGATAACTACTTCAACTTACAAGCAACTCCAGGTTATCCTGAACTACAACCTAATATGATAGCACTAAACTCTGATAGAGGTGAAACTTCTTACATCGTTGGTGACACACCATTTAGATTGAAAGATGATGCAACTGAAATTCAGGCTTGGGCAACTAATGCCGCAGGCGCAGTAACAACAGGTGAAGATGGACTTGTAAGTAGAAATACTTATATGGGTCTATTCTACCCATCAGGTATCACTAGTGATCTATCTGGTAACTTAGTTGCTGTACCATCATCACACATGATGACAAGAACAATGTTACGTAATGACAATATTGCTTATCCTTGGTTAGCTCCAGCAGGAACTAGACGTGGTATAATTGATAATGCTACAAGTATTGGTTACATTGATGCAGAAGGAGAATTCAACTCAATCAGAACACGTATTGGTGTTAGAGATGTGTTATACACTAACTTTATTAACCCAATGGTATTCTTCACAGGTAACGGATTATTGAACTATGGTAACAAAACTTCATTCAATTCATCATCTGCGTTAGATAGAGTAAACGTAGCAAGATTAGTTGCTTACATACGTAGACAATTAGTATTAGCCGCGAGACCATTCGTATTTGAACCTAATGACCCACAAACAAGAAAATCTATTAAAGCAGTAGTAGAAACATTGTTCCAGGATCTAGTTTCAAAACGTGGATTATATGACTACTCAGTAGTCTGTGATGATTCTAATAACACTCCAGCAAGAATAGATCGTAATGAACTTTGGATTGACATAGCAGTAGAGCCCGTGAAAGCCGCTGAGTTTATCTACATTCCGGTCAGAATATTCAACACTGGTGAGTTATCAGGTTCGTAAAATAAATATACAAAGAGGCTTCGGCCTCTTTGAATTAAAAAGATAAATATATTTAAGATATATTAAAACAGGAGATTAACAATGGCAACAGCCTCAGATACATTAGCAAAACTTTCGGTTCAACCAGAAGGCGGAGCAAACCAAAACTTGTTGATGCCAAAACTTCAATATAGATTCCGTGTGAACTTTATTAATTTTGGTTTTGACGATGATTCTTCACTTATACTTACTAGACAAGTAGTAGATTGTGCAAGACCACAAGTTCAATTTGATGAAATCACAATGAACGTGTACAACTCACGTGTCTATCTTGCAGGTAAACACACATGGCAAACACTTGCTATCAACGTCAGAGATGATGCTTCTGGTAATGTATCAAAAGCAGTTGGCGCTCAGTTACAACGTCAATTAGACTTCTTCGAGCAGTCCTCAGCGGCCGCAGGTGGAGACTATAAGTTTGAAACTGAAATTCAAATCTTAGACGGTGGTAACGGTATCAATACACCAACAGTATTAGAAAACTGGTCATTAGCAGGTTGTTTCTTACAACAAGCAAACTATCAGACTCTAAACTATGCTACATCTGATGCAGTGACTATTGCTATGACTTTACGTTACGATAACGCAGTCCAGACAAACGCTGGTGGCGATCTTAACGGCATACCTGGAGCAGGTGTTGGACAGTCTGGTCTACAGACTTTCCCAAGTGCAATTGGTACTGCTACTTAAGTAACAGGATTATTTTATATAAAGAAACTGGTTTCGACCAGTTTTTTTATGGGTTTATAGGATAGATAAATACTCTTATAGGAGAAAAATAATATGGCTTCAGGTTCAGTCGATAGACTACTAGATGGTATTCAAACAGGCATTGTTGACCAGCTAACCGGTCGAGTATACCTACGTGACTATACTCATGCGGCTAAGAATTTCTTACCCGGCGGAATGGCCAATGTTGGTAAAGTCAAATTTACTTTTCATACTTACTTTCAAATTAATCCTTCAGCATACATTCCACCAACAGGACAGAACTATGGCTTATTAGTTAAGTCAATTAAATTACCTACATTTAATATGGATGTACAAGAAATGAATCAATACAATAGAAAACGTTTGATTCAATCAAAAATTAAATATCAACCAATTGAAATTACATTCCATGATGATAATGCATCACAGATTACTGCAATGTGGGACGCATACTATAGATATAATTATGCAGATTCTTGGAATCCTATTGTTGCTCCTTTTTCTACTAACAACACATCAAAAAAAGATTATAACAGACGTAACATATATGATCCATCAATAACAGGTGACACAGAATATGGTTATAGGGGAGATGCTGTCAGCCGCGGTGGAGAAGATGTTGGACAAAAAATTCCTTTTTTTAATAATATTACTGTTTATGGTTTATGGGCAGGAAACTTTATTGCATATACTTTAATTAATCCTATTATTACAACATTCGGTCACGACACATATGATTATGCTGACGGCGGCGGAACAATGCAGAATAGAATGACAATCAATTATGAAACTGTAGTTTACAATACAGGCAAGATAGGAGATATAGGACCTGATAGTGAAGGATCAGAGTTAGTAGCAGGATTTGGTGGACCGGATAGTTATGATAGAAGGGAAAGCCCACTTGAGCAAGGTGGAAGCAATCCTCTTGATATATTCAAAAGAATGCAAAATTTAGGTGATGATGGATTTGGACTAGATGATGTTCGTACAATAGGACAACTATACGACGGTGGATTAGATACAGTCGTAGATAGTGCAAAAAATTATCTTAAAAAAGGTTTACAAGAAGCAGTGTTAGGGAAATTAGGTTTAGGTGGAGACACTGATGTACCTACTAACGCATCAAGCCCAGCGATGGTAAACATTTCTAATCAAGGAATAGTAACTGCCGCAAACAATAACAAGACTACTGTACCCCAATCAGTAGACGAGGGTACTGCAATAGCAGATGCTGTAAATGCTGGAACGCAAACAGGCGGACTTGCATAATGGCATTACAAATAACACAAACAGAAAATACATTAGAAATTTTTGATACTTTTTATGCTCAAAACTTAATAATTAATGCAGGCGAATGGGATTCTGTGTATTCTTATTTTTTAGGTGTGCTTAAAGGTAATCCTGAATCTGAAAGAACAAAACAAACTGCATCACAATTTGCAACTGTATTGTTTAGAATCTCACAAGAAACAGGAACAGACATTCAAATCTTTATGGATTACTTTACAACAAATGTACAAACATCTCTACAAGTAACCACTGAAATGGCTTTTTATCTTAACTTATTAAAGTCAAAGACAGCATTGTATGGAGTAGCAAATGTTCCCACTCCTAATCAAGCCGTACAACGTAACGTATTACCTTAAGGTTAATCAATGCCTCGTAGAAGAAAATACGCACAGGGTATCTATACTGTAAAAAATCAACACAAGTATGTAGGTAAAGGTAAGCCTATGTATCGTTCAGGTTGGGAACTCACGTTTATGATTTTTTGTGATGAAAATGACAAGATACTGAAATGGGCAAGTGAATCAATTGTTATTCCTTATATGCATCCTTTTAAAGGCAAACGTACTAATTATATACCTGACTTTTTTATTGTTTACCAAGACAAATATGGAAAAACAAACGCAGAGTTGATAGAAATAAAACCTAAAGCAGAGAGTATTATAACAGAAAAAGTTAGAAACGCAAGACAACAAGCAGTCATCGCAATCAATCATGCTAAATGGCATTCAGCAAAAGCATTTTGTAAAGCACAAGGTATTAAATTTAGGGTAGTCACAGAAGATGATCTTTTCTACAATGGACGTGGAAAGTAACTAAATAGATGTATGACAAAAAAACTTGAAGAACTATTTGATATAGCATCCAGTGATGAAAATGAACTGAATGAGCCTATTCCAGGTGTAGCACAAGAAGTTACTAAAGAAGCATTAAGTAATTTAGAAAAGATTGAAACTGCTTTACCTACAGTCAGAGGACTAGAAGCATCTGATAGAGAGATGGATGAACTGAGTAAGAAAGCAGAGACAAGTTTTCAAGACCTTATGGATCTAGGTATGCAAGTAGATTCACGTTTTAGTGGAGATATCTTTAGTGTTGCTAGTAACATGTTAAATCATGCTATTACTGCTAAGACTGCTAAACTAAACAAGAAATTAAAGATGATCGACTTACAATTAAAGAAAGCAACACTAGATCAACGTCAAGCAAAGGCTGATGAGAAGATTGATAATATTCCTTTAGGTGATGGACAGAACTTAGATCGTAATGAATTACTACGAGTTTTAAGTGGGAAAAACACAGAGGAATGATAAATATATTATACGGGAACTATACAATATGAAAAGTTTAAAACATTACATTGCAGAGTCGGTTCATACTTATGATTGTACAATCAAAGTTGCTGGCGACTGTAGCCAAAATTTCTTAGAGTTATTTAAACATAACCTAAACAAGTTTGAGCCTAAAGAAATTAAAGGGCCAACAAGTACACCGATTATGAAATCACCATATGGTTTCCCCAATCTTTCAAATGAGCCAGTACACATATTCAAGTGTCAATTTGCATATCCAGTAACTGAGCCAATGGTTCAGCAACTAGCACAATTGCTAGGACATAACATTAATTATGTAAGAATGATTAATACTGCATTCGATGACAGCATTGATAATGAAATGGTTGGTTATGAAAATGAAATGGAAAACTCTCCTATTCTACAGCATGAAGAAATGCCCGACAACGGAAAAGAAGCAAGTGAAGAATACGGTGATAAGTACTTAGACAAGATACACAAACATGCTGAATACAAGAACGTTGGTAAAGTAGGTTTGCCTGCTGATCAGAAGAATACAAAAGATGCTTTTGATCCTTGGAAGCCTTGGACAGACGATCAAGTAAAAGGTCAAAAAAGCCCAATGACTGACGTTAAAAGAGGCCCTAAACCAGAAACTTCAGCAGGGTATTAAGGAAATATTATGGATTTTAAAGATATTTTAACTCAACTAGACTCTTTAAAGGGTAATGAAAAGAAACCTGTCGTTGAGAAAAAAACTAAAAGACCTAGCAACATGTTGACTGAATCAACTAAGTCAACTGAAGTTGTACAACCAATATCCAAAGAATTAAAACTACCTTCATTAAGTAATATTTTTGAAGAACTATCATTAGAACCAGCAAAGCCAGGTGCACAAACAATTCAAAAAGATGGCGAAGCAATCGGAACTGTTTCTAATCCACAAGTTGCTACTCAAATGCAACAAGCAATGGATAAAGGTGAATTACAAATCGGTCAAGAAATGACCGAAGACGAACAATTACATGAAGTTGCATTTTTAGCCGCATTAGGCCCAGCACTTATGACTGGCGCTAGAGTGGCTGCACCTTGGTTAGCAAAACGCGGTGCACAAATGATTTCTGGCATAGGCAAAGTTGCCGTTAAGAATCCAAAAACAACAGCCGTAGCAGGCGGTAGTGCATATGTAGCAGACAAAGCAGGAGATGCTTTTGATGCAGTAAATGACACTATTGATTCAAGTAAAGAATTTGTATCTGGAGAAGTTGAAAGAATAGTAGCAATGGGCGACAGAGCAGGTGGCATGATTAGAAATGCTATTGGCGATGGAGCATTTGATGCAGTCAAATCGACAGCATCAAAATATGGTCTTCCTATGTTAGCCGCAGTAGCATTACTTTACGGTGGTAAAAAAGTCTTAGATAAAGTATTAGATGATGATGAAGAAACATTAAAAGAAGCAAAAGATTGGATTGCTGGTGCAACTAAAAATAAAGGTGCATTTACTAAAAAAGCAAAAAGTCACGGAATGACTACTAAAGCATTCGCAAAAAAAGTATTAGCAAATAAAGATGACTTCCCAGCAAAAACAGAAAAACAAGCAAACTTAGCCAAAACATTAGGCAAGTTTGATGAAACTGATACTCCACCTGAAGCAGGTATAGATTTAACATCTCCGATATCAGGGGGTAACATGAGAGAAAGTGACGGATCAGGTTCATATGGTGGACAATCTCCACTTACATATGATACACAACGTTCATCAAAAATGAAAGAAGGCGCAAACATGGCCGCTCAATACGGGCCAGATGACGGATCACACAACTCATCAAATGATGAGAAAGGTAATGCCGCGGCGAACGCCGCTTTGGCAGCCAATGATTCTGATACTCCTCAACTTGTAAAAGAAAAGGCTAAGGGTAAGGTAAGCAAATCTAGTAAACTACCTAGTATTTCTAAAGTGAAATCTATGTGTTCAGAAGGCTTATCTACATCACAAATACAACAACTGCATCCTAAATGCAATAAACAAGAACTTAATATTATGATTAAAAATACTAAAACAAACTTAAAAGAAGGCGCAGAACACATTCTGAAAGCCGCGAAGCACATGGGTAAATCTCATGGTTTATGTAAAGGATCTTATGCATGTCCACATGATGCAGGTTCTGAAGGTGCTAGAGCATACCACGAGGGCTACAAGACAGGTCTTGATGAAGCATGTGGAATGAAAAACACTTATGAAGATGCTACAGATGGTTTCAGTGCTGATGCAAAAGGCATGGGAATACGTAACATGCCAATTGCAGGCATGGAAGAAGGTATCGTTGGCGGTGTCGGCGGTGCAATGGCAGGTTCTAAACTAGGCGGCATGGCAGGCGCGGCAGTCGGTGGTTCAATCGGCGGAGTTCCTGGAGCAACTATCGGTAAAGGAGTTGGCGCGGCATTAGGTGGAATCGCAGGTGACAAAATGACTGGCGACGGTGTATTTGAAGAAGGTGAAGATGAAATCGTAGACACTATGGCATCTTACGGTGCGATGGACGAAGCAGAATTTGATGAAGGCAATGCTTTCTCAGGTGCTCTTGCTAAAACTGCAAAAGGAGATGACTTCACTGTTGGTGGAAATACTTACAAAAAAACTACAGAACAAGAACAAGATGCTGGTTTAGATGACAAGTATGACTGGAATGCATCAACCGAAGGTGACAGAGAAGCAACATATGAAGATGAGTGGACATTTGAATCTTTAGAAAAAGGTTTACAATCTCATTTGAATGAAGGTAAAAAATCAAACAAAAGAAAACTTGATGAAGGCTATACAATGTCTATCACATCAGGTGAAGAAAATCAACCAGACAGAGTTAGTGTTAATGCAACAGATGCAGAAGCAGACAAGTTAATCAAGTTTGTTAAAGACGTAGGCTTAGGTCAATACGGTGATGCAGAAGTTGTAGACGTAGAACCAGAAGTAGGAGACGTATCATTCTATGGTAGTCCTGAAGTAGAAGTTGAACCTAATGGTTCACACGATGACATGCTCAAGTTAATGGGTATTGTTGATATGGGTGACGGCGACTTTGAAGACGAAGTAGAAGCACCAGGATCTTGTGGTTCAGATGATGAAATCGCAGTACAAGTAGATGGTATGGACGAAGCATGTGAATCATGCGGTGATAAACACAGCATGGAAGAAGGCTGTGGCGATAAGTCTATGGAAGAAACTCAAGGTTATGATGACAAAGAAGACGAGTCATTAGGCATGAGAACTGGCAAAGAGTCAGACAAACATCAATCAATGAAAGATCGCAGAGATGACTCTTACGGTAAATTCGGTAAGAGAGATGAAGAACACAGAGACATCAAAGAGTATGAAGATGACCATGATATCAAACCTCAAGCAGACGATATGCATGAAGATCAAGGATATGATGACAAAGAAGACGAGTCACTAGGTATGCGTACTGGTAAAGAATCAGGTAAACATCAATCTATGAAAGATCGCAGAAATGACTCTTACGGTAAATTCGGTCAAAGAGATGCAGAACATAAAGACCACAAAATGCATGAAGAATCAGATGCAGAAAGAGACGATCATGCTGAAAGAGCAGGTAAAGAAGTTGCACATGATGCACATTACGACGGTCGTAGACATTCAGGCAGAGATGGCGAAGATGTCACTAAAGATTTAGAATATGATGACTATAAAGATAGACATCACATGGAAGAAGACCAAGGCTATGATGACAAAGAAGATGAGTCATTAGGCATGAGAACTGGCAAAGAATCAGATCATAAACAATCAGACAAAGCACGTAGAGATGACTCTTATGGTAAATTTGGTAAGAGAGATTCAGAGCATAGAGAAAAATCTTTAGAAGAAACTCTTGCACAGTTAGATGAACTTGCACAGTTAGATGAATTTAAAAAACAAGGCTATGATGACAGAGAAGACGAGTCTGAAGGCGAAAGAGACGGTAAAGAATCTGACAAAAAACAAAGCATGAAAGATCGCAGAGATGATTCATATGGTAAGTTTGGTAAAAGAGATAAAGAAGATAGACATACTTCATTAGAAGAAAATCTTAGAACTTTAGACTTACTAGCAGAAGTAGGAGCAGAGTCTTCAGAAGAGCCTGTTCAGCCGTTAACACAACCTGATGATGAAAGACTCTTAACTAAAGAAGGCGCAGAGGATGCTCCTAAGGACTCAGTAAACGACGGTGAGAACGAAGAAATCACTGAGACACAAACTGATGATCAAAGAGAGTTTACAGTAGCAGAAGACGATGACTTAGAAGAAGGTAAGATACCCGCAGGTCTAAAAGCATACCAAGATAAAAAGAAAGGCAAGAAAGACGATTCTGAAAAAGATGTTAAAGAAGAAGAAGAACTTACTGAATGGGCTAATGATGCAGGTAAAAACGGCACTGATACTTCATTTGAACAAGATATCGACTTTATGACTAAAGTAATCTCAGGTGGACTTAACAAGCAGAAATCAACAGGTCAAACTACTATCCCAGTTATTGCAGGTCAAAATGATCGCATGGGATATAATGGTGCTGACTTAGTTAAAGAAGGCTCTGTTATGACACATGATGGTCTTGCAGGACTAATGACTAAATTAGATAGTCTAAAATAAAAAATATAAAACGTTGTACCCGTTTAAATACCCGGCTTAGTCGGGTATTTTTTTATCTGGCATTAAGATTTAAAAAGAATAAATACTACTATTAGGATAGAATTACTATGGCACAAAGAAATATTGACTTCGGAGCATTTCCAGACGATCCAGATGCAGATGCTATACGATCGGCATTTGAGAAAGTTCAGTTAAATTTTACAGAAGTATTTGCAGGACTCGGCGATCAAGCAGTAGTATCAGTTAACAAAACAAATGGGCCAGGAGTCTATTTAGTTAATGGTTCATCAGTAGGAAATGTAGTACTGGGTGCTAATATTTCTTGCGTACAATTCAGTTCAACAACATTATCATTGGGTACGTCACCTGGCACTGGACCAGGTTCTGTAACTATTACAGATTCTACTCAAACACTATATGTTGATATGCCAAACAATGTTGCAAACATTGCAAATGTAATAGTATCAGGCACAGTACAAGGTAATACAATCATCGGTAACTTATCCGGAGACTTCGGATATATATTAGCAAATACATCATCTGGTAATGGTAACATTGTTGGAAACAATATGTCATTATCTAGGACTTTAGCAGTAACAGGTAATATCACAGGTGGTAATTTAAATTTAAGTACAGGACAAATTACAGCAGGTCCTATAATAGCAGGAAATGTTTATGCTAACTCAGGTGTAGTCAAAGGAACAACTTTAGACGGTTCTTTAGTAACTGCCGCACAGCCAAACATTACTTCATTAGGAACATTGACATCATTAGATGTACAATCAACAGTAACTGCTGTAGCATTTACTGCAAACACAGGTTTATTCTCTGGTGATGCAGGTGGATTATCAAATATCGTAGGTGCAAATGTAACTGGAGAAGTTACTAATTCTGCAACAGCAAATGCTGTAGCAGGTGCTAACGTAAGTGGAGAAGTTACTAATGCCGCTACTGCTAATGCAGTCGCAGGTAGTAATGTAAGTGGTGCAGTATCATTTGCAACAACCGCTAACGCAGTAGCCGGAGCAAATGTTTCAGGTGAAGTTACTAATGCCGCAACAGCAAACGCAGTTGCTGGTGCTAATGTTTCAGGTGCAGTAAGTTTTGCAACTACTGCTAACGCAGTAGCAGGTGCTAACGTAAGTGGAGAAGTTTCATTTGCACAAGTAGCAAACTCAGTAGCCGGAGCAAATGTAACTGGACAAGTTAGTTTTGCAGGTACAGCAAATAGTATTACAGGAGCAAATGTCTCAGGTGCAGTAGCCAATGCTACACATGCAGTATCATCCGATAGTGCTAATGCAGTAGCCGGTGCTAATGTAACAGGAGAAGTACCTTTTGCACAAGTAGCAAACTCAATCGCAGGTGCTAATGTAACTGGACAAGTAACATTTGCAGGAACTGCTAATGCAGTTGCTGGTGCAAACGTAACAGGTACTGTAGCAAATGCAACATATGCAGATACATCAGGTACAGTCGAAACTGCCGCACAACCAAACATAACAAGTACAGGTACTTTAACATCTGTTGCTGTAACAGGTAATACTGACTCAGGAAATTTAAATACTACTGGAGTAGTATCAGCAACTGGTAATATTACAGGTGGAAATGTATTAGGTGCAGGTGGTGTCTTTACATATGTATCTGGAGACGGAGCCAACTTAACAAACATATCTGTATCAACAGGTTCATATATCGAAAACGGTACAAGTGAAGCAAGAGTTGATGCTAGTGGACCATTCAGAGTTTCAGTAGGTGGAACTGCAAATGTACTACAAGTTAATAACTCAGGAACAGCAGTCGCAGTAACAGGCTCACTGTCTGCATCAGGTGGTTTAGATAATAACATAAACTTTAATAGCACTTCTAACTTAGGCCCAGTAGGTAATGTAACAATTACTGGTGGTGTTAGCGGAGCATTCTTACATACAGATGGAGCAGGTACATTAACTTGGAACACTGGAACTGTACAGCCAACACAAGGTACAGATACACAAATCAT